TCAGCAAAGAACTGTGACGTTACGAAGTATCCAAACATAACCAGATTCATCATCAAGTCATCGTGGTTACCATCAGAAGCTTCGTATGACTGACCTCTTGAAGTAAAGGTTGATATCTCCATGATGGTATTCTCATCAACAATATCTAACTTCTTCTCTTCTAGTATATCCTTGATAGAAGAACAACCAAGTCTCTTGGTCTTCCTATTTATCTCTATGCCAATTCGGTCTGCCTTGACTGCGGACTCCATATGAAGGTTCTCATACTCTAGGTCTTGATACAGTCCATTACATACAACCGTACCTTGGTCATTTGATTCAACAACAACATATGCCTCATTGTAGAAATTTGCATACTTATATATAATATTAGGAAAGAGTAATGGAGAAATAGTATTATTGCGATAGACGGCAACCTGTTTGAAAGGTCTTGTGCTAATGTCGATTACGTTAAACGTAGAATAATCTTGACCTCTTCCTTTTGATACGTCCACACACATAACATATTCGTGTTCTTGTTCTGGATTGTCATATATTAAAAAGTCACCCCCTTCACGATGAGATGAGGGTTGTGTTGCACGAAACCCCAATAGTGTCTCGGCATTAATTAGGGTGTCACCTGTTCCAAAGAAAGTATTGCCAAATTCTTGGTCAAACTGTAGTTGGGATGTATTACCTATCGTCTGTTTCTTCCATGCCTCGTCTCGGCCAGGCACATCATACCAGTTCACTGTAAACGGAATGAAGTCATTTACCTTCTGTACCGCACCTTCCCATATCTTATGGAACGTATTACCGATACCATTTGCGGTAGATGTAATGATAACCTTAGTATCTTTACCCGCAGAGATTACTGGATAGGTAGAAGTGTAGAACTCATTTGCACGTTCAACAAACGCAAACTCGTCAAGGAACAATAGGTTAACCGACATACCACGAATAGAACTACCAGAGGTAGATGCGGCAATGATACGTGAGTTGTTACTGAATTCGATAGAACCCTTGTTGAGTGCCTTAGTTCCTGGCTGAAGAAAGAACGGAAGGTTCTCCAACATGAGTGTAACACGACCCAACATCTCCCTTGCGGTAGAACCTTTGTTCGCAAGTACAGCAATGACTTTCTCACTGTGGAAGACCGCAAACCAGAGTATGTAACCAACCGAACTAATAGATTTACCTGATTGTCTACACGCAAGTACGATAGAGAATCGGTTGTTATTGAAGTGGTCAAACATCGTTTCTTGATATGGATACAAGTCAAACGGCACTAGACCGTCATCCAGAGAGATTACTTTTAGATAATTCTTACAGAAGTATACAGGGTCACTCGAACACTTTAAGTATTCTTTGATTTCCCATTCGGTAAAACTATGTTGAACTCCATCACGCTTAACATTAATGTTACCTAGATAGGATTCATTCCTGTTCGGGTTCGACATCTATTATGGTATCCACTTGTTTTTCATTCTGTATAAGACGTTGTAGGTCTGTAGTAGTTCCTACGAACAGGTTATTGGTAGTTGTACCACCAATTTGTTTGGGTTCATCGGTCTGGTTGATTTCCTTGTGTTTCTTATTCAAGTCCATCAGTTTGTCAGTGACATCTGCCATGTTCTTCATCATACCAGATAGTACTTCAAAGGCACGGGGGTGTTCACTCTCACGTGCCACCTCAATCATCAAATCCATACTCTCCCTACCCTTCTCGATTATATCATGATAGGTATCACGGGAGGTTGTATAGTCATCTTTGATATTCTTATCGTTACTGGTATCACTCATATATTATCCACTACTGTCTATGTCAGTATTTATAAAGCCGTAATCACTGTCCGCACTGACCGTAGTCGGATTAGGAGTGATTTGCATAGTCTTGATATAAACATCACTGTCGTTTAGACCCGCTTCTTTTAAGAATAAGTTATTACGTACATCACGGATAATAGACTTATTAGACTCAGGGCCATATAAGGCAATCTTCATTTCGAAGTCTAATGTATATATGATTGTTCTACGTTGTTCTACAGCACCTTCGAAATCGTCTTGGAAGGTTACACCTGAAAGTGTTATAGGAACGTCTTCGGTTAATGTGTCAATATCAGCAAAAGGTTTAATCGTTAACGTATACTGTGGTGCGAAGTATGGTAGAATCTGTTCAACAAGTTGTAATGCATCGTCCTGTGACTTCGCATAGATGTTCAACTGAAACGATATTGTGTACGGAGTGGACGTGTAGAGTTTACGTCTGGCTGTAACGCTATTGGTCACTACCGAGGATATGTTGTTTGTCTTGGGTAACTGTCGTGTCGCATCATAAACCATATTCGTAATCTCGAAAGACATACGAGGTAACTTGATAGCAACCCTACGTTCCGCATCCTCACCCCTATTCATCTCTTCTATACGTGAGATGAAGTTTCTCTTTGGTGCGTAGGACAATGGCACTTTAACTTGCGATATAGTCTCGCCAGCACTGTTGTGACGAAGGACGTGTAAGTTGTTGAACATCGACCCGAATACGGATACCGCAGTTCTTACTCTCTTATGATAAAACCATGTTCCAAACATTATAAGTCTCCAAAGGGATTAGACTCACTAAAGTCTAAGAAGTCTGATTCAAAATCATCAAAGGTTTGGTTCTGTGCGTCACGTTGAATATTGTTTAATTCCTCAACGAAGGTAGGTGTAGCACTCGTTAATGATGTCGAACCAACTAATGCTGTATTATTCACGAACGTGTGGAACTTACCATCAGTTGCACCAGCGTGTGCGATTTGTAGGAATCCATCGGAGTCTGACCAATCAGTGACTTCACCCTTCATGACGTAATCATCGAATGTCTGAGTGACAATTTCACCGACTTGATATGATAGTCCAGTTCCAGTCGCCATAGTTACGAAGTACTGGAATGCAGACTCTTCTTCGACATCGTTGATTTCAACAACACGAGTATCAAAGTCTTCGTCATTGTACTCAAACAGTTCACACTGCATACGGAATGTCGGAAGATTTTGTAGTTGGAAGAACGGACTCTCGGTCTCTACCTTACGAATTTCGAATATAGATTGTGACAGTGTCAAGTAGATTAGGTCACCTTCACGGGGACGGAAGTTTGCCTTCTCGGCTAGACGTGTACCGACAAGTTGTTTCCATCTCTTTCTAGAGACAATGAAGTTTGCTTGGTCTCGGAGTTCGATACCAAACTTAGTGAACAGGTCTCCCTCTCCATCAAACGCTTCGGTATTCTCGATATACATTTCTATCTTATATGCGGAACCAAAACGTGAAGGAACGTCATCAAGGAATATCTTATCCTTGTTAACAATTTCTCGTGGGAGGTAATATACATCCTGTCCATACATCTGGAGGGCTTCAATTATGATGTCCTCGTAGACGTTTTGTTCAGAACGAACACCTTGTTTGAAATACGGGTTCGTTGCCATTATGTTATCCTACAAAGAAGTCTGGTGGAGTGTCATACTCATTATATATTCGTTGTCTAATTGTTTCAATTTCTTGTTTGGCGTCTTCTAATATCTGACGCCCATTCAATTGAACCCCGCCTGGAAGTATCATTCCTTCGAATTTGATTAGGTTCTGTCCCCACTGTTCTTTAATAAGGGCAGTCGCATATTCTTTTAGGAACATGTTGTTATAGATTTTACCGTTGGCATTAGCATCGGTTGTCAAGTACATCTCCATCATTATCTTAGAACCGACTTGTAGGTCACCAGTCGTCCCAGAAATATCACCAAATATATTTAATGTATTACCAGCTTTTACATACTGAATCTGTGGATGACCAGTTAACTTCAAGTCGATTGTCGATAAGAACTGTTGCATCTGTTCGAACTGTACGAGTCCACCACTACCACCGTTTTGTAAGTCCCACATATCATTAAGACGCATCTGATATTTAACGTCCATGAAGTTAACACTTGAAGCTGAGTCGTTGATTGGAAGAACTCTAACAACATTAAGAATGTTATCAACATTCAACGTCCCAAAGTCATCTATATCAAAGTCAATGAATCCACGGTTAATAACAGCTTGTGTGATAGTGAAACCAACATATGCTCTTGCACTACCTTCAGCGCCATATTCACTAAACAACTGTAACGCATCGTTGACACGGTCATCAATCTGTTCATCTTCTACATTGATTTCTATTACTGGGGCGCCAAGGCGTCTCAAACAATATTCGATAAATTGACTTCTGTTCTGTAATCTTGTATAACTTGACATTTATCTATTTATCCTTAATTTAACAACGTGCCTGCATTGTTATATACATTGATTCTATAATGAGTACCCTGTTGACCGTCTAATAGGTCAGCGTTAAGTCCACTTGAGTTTGTATCAACAGTCTTTAGTGCAGTTAGTATCTGTGCAGCAGTTCTTTCTGTGAATGAGAATGCACCATTACTGTAAGCTAACGAACCACTTGCACTAAACATACCTTTGATGTTTGCTGAGTCAACCTGAATATCATTTGCATTTGCGGTAATACCCTTACCACCCACAACGTTGAAGGTTCTAGTAGCAGCAATAGTACCACCACCAGTAAGACCAGTACCCGCAGTCATTGTTACACCACTGTGGTCTATGTGTTCATTCGCTACGAATCCACTCAAGTTATCGTGGACAATGTCTCCATCTGTAGTAGAGATTGCACCATTACTATATGTGATACCTGTACCACCACTAAACATACTTTTGATGTTTGCGGAGTCAACTTGGATATCATTTGCGTTGGCGGTAATACCCTTACCACCGATTACATTTATTGTTCTGGTTGCGGCAATAGTACCACCACCAGTTAAACCTGTTCCCGCAGTTACCGACACACCACTATGGTTTATGTGTTCGTTTGCAACAAATCCTGATAGATTATCATGAACGATATCTCCATCGGTTGTTGATATTGCACCATTACTATAGGTGATACCTGTTCCACCAGAGAACAATCCTTTAATCTGTGCCGCAGTTCTATCTGAATCAGTATAAGAGAATACACCATTCGAATATGATATGTCTCCACCCGCACTAAACATTGCTTTTACATTGGCAGAGTCAATATTGAATTCACCACCAGATGATACACTTAGACCTTTGTTCGCAGTCAGATGTGCTCTTACTTGAGATGCACTTGGCCCTGTATAGGTAATGACACCTGTTGAACTATTGTATGATGCACTTCCATCCCCACCCGCATCGGTTACCGATATGGCACCTCTTGCACGTGCAGTGGTATGGTAAAGATTAGTGTTTTCAGTTAAGTTTGCAGTTGTATGATTAGATATGTCAGAAGTTGTACCCGTGACATTACCAGTTAAGCTACCATAAAATGTTCCTGCTTGAACGTTTGCATTTGTGAGTGTTAAGTTACCAGTTGATGCACCTGTAGCAGTTGTAGTTGCAAATCTTACTCTGTCTATACTCTCATCCCAACCAATGAACACATTGTCACCAGTTGTTCCTCTTTCGAGAACAAGACCAAGGTCATTAGCGTTTGAACCTGTATTACCAGAACCAAGTTCAATCAATGCATCTGCGATTGTTGTGTTGGTTGCACTGTTGGTTACAGTAGTACCATTGACTGTCAGATTACCAGATAGAACTAAGTCTACGGCATTTATATCTTTAACAATCAAGTTGGCAGCTGAATAACCTGTAGCACCAGTATTTACTGTTGATGATGGAGCTGTCTGAGTATCTGAGAACAATCTAAATGTATTATCGTTACCCGCATCGTAGAATACACCACTATATTTGGTTGTTCCACCTTCTACATACTTACCATAGAAACCAAAGTCTGTACTGTTTCCTGTGTTGGCGTTAGTCAGACCTGTGAAGTTATTTTCTGTTACAACACTACCTGTTTGTGTGGTTGTTCCAGTTACGTTTAGGTTACCACTGACTGTTACGTCTTGGAAAGTTACATCATCGGATGTTGCAATTGCCTGTCCGATTGCAATTTCACCTGACCCTGAATTATAGGTTACTCCTGTTCCACCTGAGAACATTCCACGAATATTGGCAGAGTCAATATTAAACTCACCACCACTTGAAACTGAAAGACCTTTGTTTGCAGTAAAGAATCCTCTGATTTCACTTGTGTCAGCAGAGATTGCACCATTAGAGTAGTTTACACCACTCGAACCACTGAACATTGCTTTTACATTAGCAGAGTCAATATTAAACTCACCACCACTTGAAACTGAAAGACCTTTGTTTGCAGTTAAGTGCGCTCTTACTTCTGTCGCACTCGGCCCTGTATATGTAAAGACACCATTACTGTATGCAAAACTTCCATCCCCGCCAGCGTCACTTGCACTAAACATTCCCTTGACATTTGCGGAATCTATGTTAAACACACCATTAGTAACAGAGAGTCCTTTGTCTGCGGTTAAATGCGCTCTTACTTCAGCAGCACTGGGCCCAGTATAAGTGATAACACCTGTAGTACTGTTATATGCCAGTGAACCATCTCCACCCGCATCTGTGACAGAGTTGGACGCTCTTGCTCTTGCGTCTGTATAGTAGAGGTTAGTATTTTCTGATAAGTTTGCAGTAGTGAATGGGTCGAGTGATATGACATCCGTAAAGTTCCCACCAGTTGTTTGTATTGTAATAGTTGCGTTTGAACTATCGAAGTCTACACCAGTAACACCCGCAATAGTTACATTACGTGCAGAGTCAATCTGACCTTGTGCATTTACTGAGAACTGAGGAACTGAAGTTGCTGAACCGTATGTTGCAGCAGCTACACCAGTGTTAGAAATACTAAATACTTCTTTTGCCAAACGTTGGATGGTGATACCTGTACCACCCGCAATCTGTTGTCGTAAATCAGAATCAAAGTTTGCTTTACTATAAACTTGTTCTACATCAATAGAGAATCTACCAGTTGCACTGTCATAGGTCATGTCCCCGCCAGCACTAAAGTGTGCTCGAACGTCACTTGAACTCGGCCCTGTATATGTAAAGACACCAGTCGCACTATCGTATGCGAGAGAACCGTCTCCGCCCGCATCATTAACAAGTAGAGATGCCTTTGCATCACTATCAGCACGTGCGGTAGTGTAGTATAGATTCGTTGAACCTTCTGCAATATTGTCTAAGTCTTTCTCAGCAAGACGTGCGTCCCATCTTGCAGTTGTATAGTAAAGATTAGAACTATGTTCGGTTACATTTTGAGTAGTCTTGGTTGCAAGTCTAATATCGAAATCACTATCCGCTCTTGCGGTAGTATAATATTTTCTTGCACCTTCTGTTAGATTTGTAGTAGTCTTGGTTGCAAGTCTAATATCGAAATCACTATCCGCTCTTGCGGTAGTATAATATTTTCTTGCACCTTCTGTTAGATTTGTAGTAGTATATGGGTCAAGCGTGATAGTAGTAAGGAATGTGTTCCCATCAGCAGTTCCGATAGTGAGGTTACCACCAGAGGAATCAAATGCTAATGTTGATACACCCGCAACTGCAACTGTACCCGCACTGTCCAATTGACCCTGTGCGTTTACTGTAAATACTGGAATCTGAGATGCGTTACCGTATGTTCCCGCAGTTACTCCAGTATTTGTAATAGAGATAGTATCATTTGCGGAATCATATGTGATTCCTGTTCCACCATCTAATGCGTCACCTAAATCGGAATCAAAGTTTGTTTTGGTGTAGACTTGTTCTACATCAAATGAGAATGCTCCAGTCGATTGGTTATATGACAAGTCACCTGAAGCGCTTAGGTAACTACGAATACTTGCGATAGCACTAGCACCACCAATTCTAGCATCAAAGGCGTTATACGCTCTAGCAAGAGTGAAATAATGGTTAAGACCACCTTCTGACAATTGATTAGTTGTTTGGATACCAAAGTCACTGTCGAAACGAGTGGTTGTATAATAGAGGTTACTTCCTTCTGACAATTGGCCAGTGTTTGCATCACCCAGTGCAGAGTCAAATCTCGCACTAGTATAATAGAGATTTGTACCCTCTGCTACGTTACTTGTTGATTTAGTTGTGAGTCTGACATCAAAATCAGAATCAGCACGAGTGGTAGTGTAATAAAGGTTTGTCCCTTCGGCAACATTCGCTGTTGATTTAGTTGTGAGTCTGACATCAAAATCACTATCGGCACGAGTAGTGGTATAGTAGAGGTTTGACCCTTCGGTTAAACTTGCGGTGGTTGACGATGTTTCGTCTAATAGTTTGTGCCATGCACCCGCATGTGAAAAGTAACCCTTACCAGTTCCATGTACGTGTGCGAACATACCATGATAGGTTGATGCACTAGGTAAGTCACCTTCCGCACTGTACATGTTACCGAATAGAACTTTACCAGTAGTTACAAGACTCTCACTACCTAATGTCCAATACTCATTACCCTCATCCCATAAGAATGATTTGTTTGGTTGGTCACCACGTTCAATCTCAATACCACCGTCTTCGGTGGGTGTTCCTGTTGCGTTCGAGTTGAGAACAATTGTGTTATCAGCAAGGTTAATCGTTTCGGTGTTTAATATTGTCTCTGTACCAGTAATGGTCAGATTACCATCTAGGACGGTATTACCAGTTACTCGTAGAGAACCAATGTTTGCACTATCGAAAGTCGCTTGACTTCCTGTTAAATTTGAACTAGCTAGGTTAACAATGGTCGCACTATCAATCGTTGCACCATTAAGTACAGTTACACCTTGGTGGAACGTATCATTGATATCCGTTCTTGCGATATCAGAGTCATTAAATGTTGCAACACCAGTTAGAGTATTAAACCCCAAAATATCACTGTTGTTAGTAACCAGAGATATCTGTAACGCCTGTTTAACCCCACTATCATTAATAGAAACAAACTTACCGCCACTATCTTTTAGTTGTAGTGTTCCGAGGGTGATAGTTTGTCCAGAAAGATATAAATCTCTCCACTTTTTCGATGCCGTACCGAGGTCATAGACTTCATTAGAATCTGGTACTAAACTGCCAGTAAATTCTCCACCAGTAAATCCAAAGTTGTATACGAGATTGTTACTATCATAGTTAACTGTTAAATTATTAGAACCACGAAGAGCGGTTACTTCATAATTACCAGTAGACGATTTGTACGCAAGAATCGAACCATCAGATTCTGTAGTATCAGTATTAACACCAGATAGATTGTCAATAGAAAAAGCACCAGATGTGACTCTCTTTACGGGAGTCCCAACTATAATCTTTTTCAGTATAATTTTATCTACAGCCATGTTGTTTCCCTTTTATTTCGTGACCGAAGGCGACACTTCAATCTGACCCTCTAGGACTCTTTGAATTATTGTGTTGCTATCGCTATCAACGTAAGATATCTCTACATCGTAAACATAACGACCACGAGTCTTTAGCAAATCGGTTTGGGTGTTAGTTAGAGAAAGGTTTAGGATACCGTCTTCAGCTGGATTAATTACAGTGGAGTTGAACGATATAGTAGTTGGGTCTCCTGAAGAGTCAGAAAACGAACGTTTCATTTTTGCGCTAACAGACCTATTGGTCAAGTTATATGCGCTGCCACTGTCATGCATCAGATGTATTTCTATCGCAACATCTGTGCCTTGGTTGATAACAATATCTTCGTAGTTTGGTGCTGCCATTGAGAATTACCCATATAAAAACAATTTCTTCTTGTCTTTATTTATAAGGATTACAACGTCAACCTTTTAGTAATCCGACATTATTTCTTCTAGAATGTCATCTTGTAGACCAGACGACATATCGGTACGGTCAAATATATATGATACCGTGATTCTCCAACAGTCAGTTTCAGCTGCATGATAGACCCTATTGTGCCAAGGTTCTCCATATGCACCAAAATATCCCGCTTTACACTGCCATCCTTTTACGTCTTGCATGACAACTTCATTACCAGTGTGTCCATCAACATACTTGAAGTTTCCTTCACCAGTCTCAGACCAAGAGAAAATTATGTTATATGCGGATGCGTTTGCATTGTTGTGCCACGAAATGAACCCATTGGGTGGATACAGTTGAGTCAATGCATTGTTTCGTGTTGATAATAGTGTACAAAGTTTTTCGTTTAAGTTACTGTATCGTGCGATAAGGTCGGCCGCTTTAGAATCAGAACCTTTAAGATGTTCTAATCTGTCTGCCTTCAATGCATAAGAGTGTCCAGCGTCAGGAAATCCCTCATGTTTCTCGTCCATTGCGATAACTTCGTCCCGATACTCTGCACCAACATAGAAATCTCTATCCTTTGCTTTACCGTGTAGGTGTAGGTTTTTCTGAATAAAATCCTTATTATCATAATACCACAAGAACTCGTTCAAGACATCTAAGATTTCTTTGTTTTTTATCGGGATATTCTTCATACTATTAATACATCTTTCTTGAGAGAGCCAGAGTAGTGTCTCAGGATAGGTGGTTTACCATCAATAGATTTAAGTCCTTCATACGCATATTGAGTAAAGTAGTTCCAACGAATGTCATCGTAGAAGATACCAATCTTCAAGTCTTTGTATTTCTCTTCTTTCTCAGTCAACCACCAAAGTGTTGTCTGGTCAAAATGTCTTAGGTCACGGTCAAACTGTTCCTTGTTAAAACCTTCTGGTCGCCACATATCTCTTTGTTGTTTATTGTACAACTCGAACCAGTCTTCCATAAACTCACGTACCAATGGTTTGGCACTATTATAAAGACACACACCACCACATAGGGTGAACTTCTCAGTACCACCACCATAAGCGAATTCACGAATTGCGTAATATTTCTCACGTTCTGGAGTTAATGCGTGAAAGACCATATCATAGTCTTTCATCTCATCCCAAACTTTTGCAATGTCCTCGTGTTCACAATCCATGTCAGCATCGACATACATTGTAATGTCCCACGGAGATTGTGCCATACCCCACAATTTTGCACGGTAGTGGTCATCACACAGAATAATTTTGTCGGCTTCATCCGCACGGTCATCAAGGAAATGTTCTTCCGTGACGAGACAGATTTTAGCTTCGGGGTAGTAGTCTCTGATTGACTCTATTAGATTGACGGCATATGTATAGAAGTTTTGGTTCTTTGATGCAACAATTACAAAACCTTTACTTGGTGTTTTCTTCATCCAACGTTTCCTTCACAATCATCATAGCATAGAGATTCACTTCAGGAATCGATTTGGAGCGTCTTAACTTAGATTTTAAAAGACGGTTCTTAGAAACCTTAATCTCTTCAATCTCAAAAGTCTCTAGTTTATACTCGAACAATTTTTCTAGTTTCTTTGCACGTTCGTGTTCTAGTTTCTTTTGTTTCTCAAGTTCAGCTTCACCCTGTTTCTTTTCCAATCGTTTCTTACTGGACTCATCAATCTTATCTTGTCCAAGGAATGCAACAGCTTCGATGAACAGTTCATTGTCTGTTCCATCTTCGTTGACCTTGTCCAATCTATGAACTTGACGAACCTGTTTGTTTCCAACTTCATCTTCACTGATTGCATTCAATATTTGTTTTTTGGGGGTTTCCCAGAATGCATTATCTAACCAATTTTTTGCCATGTTAAGTCTCCTATGTCTTCTTCACTATTATATATACGATGTTTATGCTGTTCTTTGATAGAGGGTGTAGGTCTTAATTGTAGACGTTCCAGAATCAATTGTTGTACCCACATAGTTACCCACATAGTTACCTGTAAAGTCGCCAACAAAGTTACCAGTAAAGTCGCCAGTAAAGGTTGTAACACTCGTTCGTGTTCTACTGTAGTTACTCGAACGCACCACGACACTAGTTCTAGTGAATGTTGCAACAGAGTTTCTTAGAGAGTTTCTGGTAGAATTTCTTGTGTATGTAGATGCACGAGTTCTCTGATAGTTTGCACTGTACAAGGATGTTCGTGTTCTGGAATAAACAGCTGAGTATGTTGACACTCTCGTTCTTTGATAATCCGCAGTAAAACTTCTCGAATAGTTACCAGTGTACTCACCAACAAAGTTGCCAGCAAAGTCCTGTAACGAGTTTCGAGTATAGTCAGCACTAAATGCACGGGCATAATTACCTGTGTAGTTACCTGTAAAGTCACCAGCAAATGTTGCAACACTATTTCGAGTATAGGCAGCACTAAATGCACGGGCATAATTACCTGTGAAGTCACCAAGGAAGTTACCGACATAGTTGGTAACACGTGTTCTCTGATAGTTTGCTGAAAAGTTTCGTGCGTAGTTACCTGTGTAGTCACCAAGGAAGTTACCAGCAAAGTTACCTACGAAGCTACCTATGCGAGTTCTTTGGAAGTTAGTGCCATAGTTGCCTGCGAAGTTACCAGTATAGTTGCCTACGTAGTTACCAACATAGTTTGTAACACGAGTTCTTGCGTATGCAGTTGCTCTTGTTCTATTGTATGCCGTTGCTCTTGTTCTGGAATAGTTACCAACGAAGTTACCCGTGTAATTTCCTACAAAGTTGCCCGTGTAGTTACCTACGTAGTACAGGTTTCTGGCATAGTTACCTACAAAGTTACCAGTGTAGTTATAAGCGTTACCACCTTTACCACCACCCGCATAGTTGGTTGAACG